TTATGCCTTCAGCTTTCGCGTTGTGAATGCCGGTTCCCACGTCGCTATACGTTCGTCCTGCGGTCTGGCTCGGGGTCGCCCTCCTGTTGCTAGCCGTGCCACCGTTCCAGTGAGTAGCCGAACTCCGATAGGCGCGAGGGAACGCCGCCATACTTCCGGGGCGGTTTCACCGGGCAGGACATGGCACCATTCCTGAGCTTCGATCGGCCCTGTGTCCGCGCCGTCGTCCATCCAGTACACGGTCCCGCCCGTTATCGGGTCACGCATAGCCACTGCCCATTTGACGGCATCCCGCCCTCTATGACGGGGAAGTAGCGAGGGGTGATACGCTAGAACACCAAGCCCGCACCGGCTACGAACGGCGGCGGGGATATACCGCTGGCAATGTGCCGCAACCGCCATGTCACACCGAGGGAGCGCGTCCATATCATTATATAAGGGGATGTCCAGCTTAAAGGCCGTCCGGCGTAGCGCATCGGGCGTTTCGGTGTCCGGGCATACAGTAACAACATCAACGCCGGGGAGAGCCGTAATGGCTTTAAGTACTTCGGCGGCGAGCCATTTCTGCCCAAAAAGTACAATCTTCATGCCACATCCTCACCGAGATACCGGAAACCCTGCACGGCCCGAAAGTGTCCGCCATATCCAACCGCCGCCCATGTTCCGCCAAGACGTTGCCTCGAGTTGATCATGGAATTATGACACCTGAGCTTGTCTTCGCCGTAAAATCTGGCGGAAACCTGCGTCCATAGCGGGCTCCGGCGTAGGGCCGCCGCAAGTCCCGGATGCGACGTGTGGAAAAGCGTCCGCATCGGTTTGCCGTATCGATTTTGCCCACGCCTCCAAAGAGCGCAAACGGCATTAAGGAAGCGAAGGCCGACGCCCGCGCCTTGCCACTCCGGCAAAATAACCAGTCGGCACGCCCGCGCTTCCCGAAGTCCCGCCAGCGTCGAGACGGCCACATGAGCCACAGGCTGATCGTCCACAAATCCGACGTAGTTTGTGGCGGCCACCATGTGCGGCACCCTCAGATAGTGATGCGGCTCAAAAAGCGGCCAAAATCGCCAGTTGGTTTGGAATATGTCGAGATCGATTCGGGGACGTTGAAGACACCCCCGTGTCCAGCGGAAATCGCCGGTTGCGGTATCGAAAACCCAATCGGGGGCGAGCCAGTCAATAATATCATAATGACATGAAAGAAGAACGGCCTGCCCACCAGTGCGCCGCCATGCCTTTGCAAAGGCTGACGCGCCTATCCGGGCAATTTGACGGTCGACCACGCTGGTAAATTCGTCAATCACGACGTGCTCCGGGGCTTCGCAGACGATACGGGCAAGAGACGCCCGGAACTTTTCTCCGGTCGAAAGGACGTGGTACGGACGGAGCCATGACGGAACGTCGCCAAGGCCGACGGCGGAAAGTGCCGCCGTCACCTGTTGCCAGTCACCACCCTTGAAATCTGGAGCAATGGCGTCAACAATAGGGGCGTCCGTTGGCCATACTTCAGAGCCGCGCACCGCTTCCGGCCCCCAGATGCGAGAGCCAAGGGAAGACTTGCCGGAACCCGACGGGCCGACGATAAGTCCGATTTGCCACGGTTCCGCGTCAAGCGGCAATTCCGCCTCAAGCCGAAAGTCGCTGGCTTCGGCATTGAAGAGAGATCGCACGCAGGCGGCGCGGTATGACTGATAGTCCGGACTTTCGTGGTGGATGGTGATCTTCATACGCGTACCACCCGGCATTTGTAGCCTTCTCCGCGCAGGCGCTCATACACCCGTCTATGCTCTTCCTCGTCTTTACAGATGACGATGACGCCAAAGCGGGGCCTGTACTTGAAACCGTTGACGCCGGGCGCATTATCAGCCAGCGGCAGGAGAGCTTTGTTCTGTGGCATGGTTTGACTCCGATTTTTCGGAGATGGGGCTCTTGACCCTCATAGTGACGACTTGAATGTGATTATACGTTCCACACCGGCACTTGACCATAAATCTAAGTGCCGTCCCTGTTCCCAACAATCGGCCGCATTTGCCGCACCTGATTTCCCTGTCCGCGCACTCCATCTTTTGATTGTCCTTACCTTGCGCCCCCGCCCCCGTCCTGATATGCGTTTACATGCTCGCGGTCTGACCGTGAGCCATAAACACAGGCGGACACTCCGCATGATATGCCTGTATCATGTGGGGCCGTGGTCCGGCGTATCGCCGCCGGGCCGGTGGGGGAGGGTCCAATCTCCCCCGCCTCTGCCTGAACATACTCTAACGGTTTATGTTTCCGGGGTCACGCGCCGCAACTCCGGCGGCGACTGCCTGCCCTCTCTCTCGCTCTCATAACTGCTCTTGCAGTGTTCCCTCTGCCAGAAGAACAGCCCGTCCACGAGCTTGCGGGGCCATACGCGGATGCCTGCCTGTTCCCACCGCCAGCATCGGCTGCTCAGTGTCTCGTCGGGCCAGCCCATGAACAGCGTATTGATGAGCTGGTCGACGGCGATCAACGTTTGCTTTCCGTAGGTCATGCGGCTTCAACCTCTTCCGGCGTGGTCGCGGCCTCCACAGCCGCCTTGCGTTCCCCGCCGCGCTGCATCGTCCCGTTCTTGTGCCGCATGGCCCCGCCCGCGTAGAGCGCGAGGAAGCCCGATGCGTCGAACGTCAAACGCTCAAGCTCACCGCCCGGCGTGTAGGCGTTCCACGTTACGGAGTCCGGCAGGCCCGGCATTCCCGATTGCTTCATCAGGCAGACGTTCGCCGTATCCGCAAAATTCTGCTGGTCAAAGGTGTCATAGCTGAAATGATAGGTGACTCCGCCCACGGCATAGTCGAACCCGGAAGTAATGGCGGCGGACGTTTCCGCGTCGATCTGTGCCTTCTTCGCTGTTTTCAGTTCATCAAGCGTCGGTACGGGCGGAACGCACGGCCCCTCTTCGGTTACCATCTCAGGATGCGCCTCTGCATAGGCATGTACATCCGCCCACTGCGGGGCAAAAGCGTCGCGGATCTCTTCGGGGACGCTGTTGTCATCGGGATGCGGCACGCAGAGCTTATCGACAACGTATGCGCCCGTTTCTTTGCGATATATAATCTTTCCGTAGTCTTTTCCCATCTACTTCTCCTCATGCACTTCTAAACGCTATCCCGTCCATGAAAGCACCAGGGTACGAGGGATAATTAGGCACCAAAGTTGTACCTCCCGCATTTTCCCCAATGACCATATCTACAAACTCGCTATCTGTTGCAACAAGATACATGTATTTCCACGTACCGTACCCCGGTAACGTGTACGTTGTCCGCGCGATGATCATGTCCATGCCTTTGAGCCCATACGCATTCTGAGCCTCGCTTGCAAAAGCGACGGAGAGGGCCGATTCCGCCTTGCCGCCAAGCGCATTCGCACTTCCTGCCGTATCTGCGTATCCGGCAGTATCGGCTTTCCCATGCATCTCTCTACCGTCGAGATACAACTGCCCATTGTCGGGGGAGAATCTCAGTGAATACCCCTCGTTGCCACGCGCACCAGAGATTTTGATCAGCCTCACGCCGTTATCAAAGATTCTCTCTATCTGCACATCACTGATCCGCATCGGGCAATCAGTCGAAATCTCTCTCGTACCGTCCTCATGCGTTACGGCCGCGATTGAGGCGATCACACCGGAAGCATTCTTTGCAAACATCTGCGTCCGCTTCGCGTTGTCGGAAGCGTGTTGTATGATATCGAACCCGCCCATGATCACGCTGTTTTTGTCGCCAAGAAACAGGCCGCGCTCGGTATTGGTAGAGGGTGCCGATCCGATCACATTTGCGGGATCATTGATCTGGATGCTGCCCGTCATGACGCCGCCGCCCAGAGGCAACTTGGCCTGCGCAGCATCGTAGGCGGTCTTGACCGCAGTTGCCGATGCAGCCGTCGTCGAGTCGGTAAGATTGACCCGATCCGTCAGCTTTATTTTTTGCGCAAGTATGAGCGCGGATATGGCGGCGGCAAGCTGCGCGTTGTCTGTGTCGCTGGGTACAATGCCTGCAGCAGCAAGTACGCTTAGTATTTCCCGCTGCGGCCGTTCAATGGCCGCAGCAGGAACAATGCTGCCGAGAATACCGGCTTCGGGGTTGCCGTCATGATATGAGGCGTTCGGGTCGGTCGCTCCGAGGGGAGGAACATATTTCATGGGGGCACCTTCCTAAAAAAGATGCCCCCATGATATGGAACGGAATAAAATCAGTCTTTGAAAGGGCTTTAGGAAAACGGGTTATTCGTATCCGACGATCAGGACGGTATGCGCCGGTTTCGCCGCGCGGAGGAGGCACTCGACTTCACGGGCCGGATCGAATGCCGAAAGCCGCTCACCGCAGGATGAAGAACCGCACCGAAAGGACGTAACGCGCTGACCGCGAACCGTCACCGTCCAGCAAAACCGCACGTCTTCCGGTCCGGACAGGGGGTCCCCGCACCGTGAAAGCCCGGCGACGAACGGCCTGTATTCCGTAATTTCGATTTCAACGCCCGCGATCGCGGCAAGGCGTTTGAAAAACGCCGGGGTCTGGCCGCCGACGCGGGTAAGCACGTTGACGACGGCGGCCCGTCTGCCCTGTAACGACGTAACGGAATCGTCGGCCGCGCATTCCCCCGGGAGCCCGCAGACGCGCTCCCAATCCGTAATGAGCTCAATGCTCGATCGGGGATCGGACTCCCGCACAAGATCATTGGAACGCGCGTCGACGCGCTCGAAACCATCGGCAAGGGCGGCGAGAAGCCGCACCCAGATGCTTTCGGGCTCGCGGGGAAGAGCTGCGCCCGGCGGCTGCAAGGCGAGAAGCTGGGAAAGGTAATCGGCGCTCATTCAGTCACCCACTCAATGCTTCCGGGAACGACGATGTGCCCGGTTTCGGGCGTGACGTTCGCCGTGGGGGAAAGGATGACATGATCCTCTTCCTTTTCCGTGAGGGAAAGCGCCTCATGCAGGTGTGAGAGGAAGACAGTACCGCCCGGAACGGCGTCGCGCCGAACCGCCGCCCAGAGGTTCGCCTCGGCGGCGAGACGGATCGCGGCCGTGTCCGGCGTAATCCGCAGCCGCAGATTGAGCGGATCGGCTACGGGAAGGACGACATACACGTCGGCCGTCACGGGGCGTACGGTTTCGATATGCGCGGCTACGGCTTGCCTGTCCCCGTCTTTGGGGACGCCGTCGGGATAGGTGCCGTCCATCATGAAGCGTACGGTCACGGTGCCGCGCCCCATTTCCTGCGTCACGAACGCCCGCGTCACGCCGGGAACCTCAAGCGCCCACTGTTCGTAGTCGGCTTGCGTCCCGCCCATCGGCGTCCTCTGAATGGTTGCGAGGAGTCGGCTTTTCAGGCTTTCGTCCGTCTCTTCGTCCGTGCCGCCGGTAAGCCCGTCCGCAGCCTGAACCCGCGAATCGAGCCCGGAAACGGGGGAAGCGAGGGCGAGAACGGTTCCGATCGGGGCGTTGCCCGCCGTTCCCGCGTCGACTGCGGAAAGGAAAGCGGTTCCCGTCCCGTCGTCTCCGACGGTGGCGTCGGAGACGACGGCATACCGGACGGCGTCCGAACGCAGGCAGATCGTCCCCTCGGGCAGGACGGTTCCGGGCGTGCCCGTGATCGAGACGTCTCCCGAAGCGTGCCCGGCGGCCTTGCGTGAAACGCCCCAGATGGACGCCCAGCGTTCGAGGTGTTCCTCTTCCGCCGTGTCGGGCATGAGCTGGCGCGCGAGCCAGTCGAGATACCCGTAAAGGCCGTGCTCGGTTCCGGCACTCATACGCGCGACGATGCCCGAGAGACTGCGCCGGAGCACGGCGTCCGTTCCCGGGAGGCGCGACTGCATGGAAGCGGCGGATCGGGCTATGAGCAGATCAAGAGGGGGGCGGTTGAAAGGCATGTGTCACTCCAACGGGTAGGAAAAGGCGTATGTCGAGGATTCGCCGGTGACGCGCGTGATGTTCACGGCAAGGGAAAGGAGGCCGAGGCGCGGCATGGTCGCCGAGACGTCGACGCGGCTTGCGACGCCGTCGTCGACAAGCCACCGGAGCGCTTCAGCGGCGTAGTCGTGCGCGCGGCGCAGGACTTCCGGAAGCGTCTTTTCCCGCGAAAGGAGCCAGAGCCTTGACCCCGTCCGGTCCCGTTCGGCTGCGGGGGCCACGGTGTCGGCCCAAAAGCCCCGGAGATCGGTGCCGCCGTCGGGAAGCGCGTCGTCGGCACGGGCGCGGGCGTCGAGAAAGAGGCTGAGGATGACCGCCGTGGCCAGCCCGTCCTCAAGGACGAGATCGTGGCCTTCGACGGTCGCGTCCGCGCCCCATTCGTTCCATGTCAGCTTGAGATCGCTCATACGCTATCCCTGCGGCTGCCCGGTCGTGTCGTTTCCGGACTGTACGCCGGTATGGACATGCGCCTGTAAGGAAACCATTCCGGCGACGATGTCGCCCGTCGTCTTGAGCGATCCCGTGAACGTGGACGCACAGGCCCCGCTCCCGGTTCCGCCGAGAGAGAACGAGGGGGTCTTGATGGACGTTCCGGCGCTGGCCGTCAACCGGATGGTTTCCGTAACGCCTTCAAAGGTCTTGGCGTCGACAAGAAAGGTTTCCGTCGTGAGGTGAACCTTTCTACCTCTCTCGAAAACGAGCTTGTCGCCCTCGTCGGTGTAGAGCGCGACTTCCCCGGTCTTCAAGCCGCGCAGGCGGTACTGCCGGTTGCCGAGGTTGAGCGCGACGCATGAGGCACGCTGTCCGGCGACGTTCAGCACGACACCCTCGGCCCCCGGGTGCGGATTGCTGGTGAACCCGTAGGGCTCGGCGTGCTCGACGCCGCCCATGCTTTCGTCGGCCATGATCACGACGTCGAGCGTCTGAAAACCTTCCCCGGATTGGACTGCGGAGAGGATGCAGCGCCCGATGAGCGTCGCCATGCGTCGGCGAAGCGGGGCGAGAAGCCTTTCGTAATTCATCATGACTCCTTTGTATCGGCTCCGGGCCAGCGGAACGTTTCCTTGTCCTTTTTGCCCTTTTTCGGGCTGACGGGTTCGACGTCGAACGCCTCGGGCGGATTCAGGGTAAGCTCCGAGCGGTATCCCCGCTCGTCAAGCGTCCACCCGACGGAGCCAACGAGCCACGTCGCCTCAAGCCCCATGAAGGGATCGACGATGCGGGCGAGCACGTTCGGCATCCACAGCGCATCGCCGTCCTTCCAGCCGTACACGGTATAGGTCGCCTGATTCCCTTTGCCGTACCGGACGTTGACTTCCCACTGCGCCCGCTTGTTCGCGCCCTGATGTTCCTGATCGGCGACGAGCACGAGAGGCCGATGGCGCGGGACGGCGGCGTCCGTCACCACGGTTTTCTGCTGCGAGGCGCTCTTGCCGTTCCACGTCTCCGTCGCCGCCGTCTGGCCGATGACGGTGACGCTCGAGAAGCGGTCGCGCATGGAAAACTTGCCCTTGCCTTCAAAGACGTTTTTGCCGAGCTCGAGGACGGTGGCGGCTTTCTTTTTGCTTGCCCGGCAGATGACGAGCCGCCCGCGTCCGTCGGTCGTGAGCAGGACGCCCTTTGCCCGGGCAAGCTGCTCCAGCGTCTCGAAAACGGTATCGCCGGGGTTCGTCTTGAAGCCGGGGACCACGCCGACGCCCGTTTCGTCGACCACCTCGATGCCGAACGGGGCCGCAAGGGACCGGGCCACGGCCGCGAGCGTCGCGCCTTTGAGCTGCGTCGAGGGCGGGCAGCAATCAACCAGATCGCAGGTCTTGTCGCGCCCGGTGACGGATACCGTGTGCGAGGCCGCGTTATACGACGGAGCCACGTCGTCGACGTATCCCGTGATGACGGGAGCGCCGTCCACGGTAACGACGCATGAGGCCCCGAGCTCGATTTTCGCGGGGATCGGCTGCCCCGGCCAGCGCTCGGTGATCGAAAGCTCGAACGTACCGGCGACCTGCCCGATCCCCCGGCGAATGCTGATCTTGGTCCAGCCGCCATACTTCACGCCGTTGATTTCAAGGCGCACGTCGGGCTTTTTCATTTTGTCAGCCACGGATCACCTCCAGAGGGACGCTGCCCGGAACCCGTCCGGGATGCCGGATGCGGTTTCTGGCAACGATAGCGTCGGCCTGCCCGACATCTCCGTAGAGCCGGTAGGACGCCGCGAGCGCGGGCATGGACATGGAAAGGGTCGCGCTTCCGAGCTTCGGAAGCTCGGCTCCCCGCGTGGTCAAATCCTCGTTGACGGCGGCGGCGAGCTCGGAAAGCGCCGTAAACACGGCGTCGGAACAGTTCGCGCGCTGGACTTCATCAATGGCCTCGAGAACGGTGTCCCGGGACGCCAGCGCGTCGTCCGCCGTGCCGTAGTCGGCATTGGCGCTTTCAATGGCCGCCTCGATGACGGCCCCGGCGGCGATAAGGTCGATAAGCGGCGTCTCGGCCCGGTTCGCCACGGTCGACGCGACGACGCCCGGCGTCTCCGGAGATGGCGTCCAGCCACCGGTCCCCCCCGAAGCTCCTCCGGACGACGTCCCGCCGCCGATGGAGCCGCCCCCGGCCTGCGGCCATGACGTTTCGCCAACGATTCCGGCGATGACGCCGTTTGACGTGACGAGCCACGGGCTTGCCGTTCCCGCGCTCTTTTTGCCGAGAAGCGCCGTAAGGGCGTTCATCTTCAAACCGGACGTCGCAATGCCGCCAAGCTGGCGGATGGTTCCCAGATACCCGAGGATCCGGCTGGCGAGGCGATCCGGAAGCGCAAGGACGCTTGACGCGGCGGACTGCGCCCGGGAAAGGATGGAAAGCGGGGTGCCGAGAAAGGCCGTCGCCTCGGAAAGCAGGGCCGGGACTTTCCCCGCGAGCCCTTCGAGGTCTTCGAGCAGCGGCATGTACTCGTCGAGAAAGCCCGCCGTGGCCGCTTCCTTCGCGGCTTCCGCCTTGTCGAGGACATTCGCCGCCGTGTCTTTCTCGACGTCGGGTTCGACCGGCTGTCCGGCTTCGACGAATGAAATGGAAAACGTACAGTATCCGCCCTCGCGCGTCGTTTCCTTGAGCGAATACCCGTCGACGGAGACGGACAGCTCGCCAAGATACGGATGGATGAGCGTTCCCGGGCCGGAAGCGTTCAGCGCTTCCCGGAGCTTGTCGCGCCGTTCGGCGTAGCCGCTGTTTTTCCGGCTGATCAGAAACGCCTCGATCTGCCATTTCCCCGCCTTCTTTCCCAGATCCTCGGCGTACGGCGTATCCCGCAAGGGGTACTCGTGCAGCTCGATGCGGCGGCCTCCGCTCTCCGAATGGCTCTCGACCTCGAAGGCCACGCCGCGAAACGACGCGGGGCGCAGGTTTTCCCATGTCTTTGTCATAGATCAGTCCATCGTCATGATGCCCTGCATGTTCAGGGCATCATAGTAAACGTCAATGTCCCCGGGGCCGGACGTACTTTCAATGCTGGCCTGTCCGCCTTCAACCTTGATTTTGATTGTGGACTCGGCCGCCAGATTTTCGGCAAGCTCGGCACTCTTTGCCGATATTTCCGCGCCGATCGCCTTTGCCTGATCCCTGTCCGTGAGCTTGTCTCCGATCATCTTTCCGAGCCCTTCCCCGGCTTCCGTCCCGAGCCACCCGCCGATGAGCCCGCCGAGCGCTCCGCCTATGGCCGTGCCGAGGCCGGGAATGATCGAACCGATGGCGGCTCCGATCGCGGCCCCCCCGGCGGCTCCGCCCCAGCCGCCCACGGCGGCACCGGCCGCCTCGGAAACGCCGCGAACCTTGTCATCCGTCGTGGCGTTCGGGTCCATAATGACGCTGCCCGCTTCGATGACGCCGCCGATGACGGCGACGGGAGCTCCGGCCTTGGCCGCAAATTTTCCGGCGGACGCGCCGTTTCGCGCCGCCTGCTTGCCGAAGTCGGCGATACGGGCCATCCGTCCGCCTTTTCCGGGAAGCCTCGGCGTCCTGACGGGAGCGCCGGGTTTTCCGGAGGCCGCGCCTCCCTTGCCCCCCGCCTGCCCGGAGCCGCCGTTTACGAGATCCGAAAGCGCGCCGTCCGTCAGGGACATGCGGTCATTGACGATGTACACGGGCAGAGGCAGGGGAAGCCGCCCGAGTCCCATTCCTTTGACGGCGTTGCCGAGAACCCCGCCACCGAGCTTGCCGAGCGTTTTCCCGCCGAGCTTCAGGGCTCCGAAACCGCCGAGCGCGGCAAGGCTTCCGCCCACGAGCAGCTCCTTTCCCCCTATCTGCTGGGTATCGAGGATATACTTGATGCCGTCGTTGATTGCGTCGTTGATCGGTCTGGCGAAGTTGTCGGCGGCGTCCCAGAGGGCCGCCTTCAAGCGGGCCGTCTGGTCGACGGCGTTGTCAATGGCGGCGGGCAAGTCTTTTGCAATGGTGCCTTCCGCATTTTTAATTTCGGTTGCCATGTCGCGAGCTTCATTGACGACGCCCTGTTGCAGCAACATGGCGAGTCCGCGCTGCGTATCCAGATCCGTCTTTCCGAATGCCGCGAACATCCCTTTCGCGCGCATTTGATCCGTAGAAAATTTTCCATACCGGGCGGACATGTCGGCAAGGACATCAAATGGATTACGACGATTGCCCGTCTTGTCGAAGAATTTGACCCCGGTGATCTTTTCGGCTTCTTTGGAGTAATTCTGATTGTTGAACAGGCGCAATGTTGAATCGGCAAGCGTGGCCAGACGCTCCGGATTTCTCTCGACAAGCGACAGTCGTTCTATAAAGGCCAGCGTGTCCTCAAAAGAGAGGCCCGCCTGTGCCGCATTCTGTCCGATTCGTGCAAAGATACTTGATAAGTCTTCAAGTTCAGCATTTCCAAGCCGTCCGGCTACAGTCATTTGATCGAGGATGCGCTTGCCGGTTTCAAGGTTCGACAAATCGAACTTGAATGATTGGGCGGCGACGGACATGGCTGAGCCCAACACTTCACCTTGTGCTCCAGTGACGGCCATTGCCGGATTGATCGCCTTGATGGTTGCCAACGCCTCGTCGAAGCTCTGGCCGGACTGGATCAGTCCATAAAACCCTTGCAGCAAGCTGTCATAGGATTGACCAGTCTCGTTCGCCATGCCGTGCAGCTCTTTTCTGAGGCTTTCGGTCTCGCCGCGGGTTTTCCCGGCCGTCTGCGCGACACGGATCAGCATTTTATCAAGTTGCGCCGAATCCATCACGGCTTTCGTCGCCTTGTAGGTAATGCCAGCCCCGGCAATCATGGCCGTGTACCGGTTCCCCATGCCGTCAAGGCCGCGTCCCACGGAAGCCGCCGCGTTTCGCAGGCCCGAAAAGGCGCGGCTTCCGCTGTTCGACAGGCCGGTGAGGGCCTGAGCGTACTGGCGGGCGCGGGATTGCAGGTTGCCCGCAAGGTCTACTATGAGCGATACTTTCATGCTTCTTTCCGGGCGCAGTTGATGGTGTGCAGGAGGCGGACGAGACGGCGGAGAGGCAAGCGCTCGGCCTCGGCAAGGGACAGGCCCGACAGGCGGGCCAGTCCCAAAAGCGCAAGGTCGAGGTTACGCATCCCCGCCAGCGTCTCGCCCCCGGGATTCAAGGCTTTCTCCCTCATGAAGCGAGGAAAGCAGATCGAGCCCGTCGGCAGCCAGACGCAGCCGCTCGAAGTCCGCTATGGAAAGCCTGCCGAGCTCTTCAACGGAAAGCGGGCCGTTGTGGGTGCTGTCCCCGCCGCGAAGTCTTTTCACCTGTCGGCGCAACAGCTCGATCCCCATGCGGGCGGGGGAGGAAACGAGCGTGACGGCGTCCCGCGAGCGGACGACTTTTTCGGACGCTTCCTGCGCGTCGATAAGGTCCCGGGCGGTGAGTTCGCGCAATTCCGCTTCGGTATAGAGGACCGTGCCGATGGTCACGCCGTCCGCAAAAGCGACGATATGGGAATCAGCGAGGAGGGCCGTGACCGCGTCCTCGGCTTCGGAGAGCTTCGCGGCGGCATCAATGGATTGTGGCATGGCTACATCCTTTCGCAGGACACGGCGGAGAACTTGAGGCCCGCCGTGCCGTCGGTGGTTTTGAGGCTGGCGGGCTCCATGACGAACGCCTCGCGTAGCACGTACTTGTCCCCGCTGTCCGTCTCGAAGATGACGGTGGCGTCGGTGATCGCCGAAAGCGCCGTAAGGTCGGTGTCGGACGTGTGCGCCACCGAACACTCGAGCTCGGGAGCGACCGTCTCTTCCTTATACCCGTAAACCTTGCCGCCCCCGGTGACGGCCTCGCGGTTCGCGCCGCCGGGGTTCAGGGTCGCGTCGTCCGTGCTCCGGATTTCGGAACCGTTGACGCGGATGATGCATTTGCCGGTGAACTGCATGGCTGCCTCCTACAAGACGAAGCCGATCTTCATGGCGAAGATGCGGAACTGGTTGACGAGATCGGGCGGGGAAAGGACGTCGACGCGGTTGCGGTCGTCCTTGTTGCGCTCCACGATGAGATCGGCCTTGTACTGGTCGAAGTTTTCCACGATCCCGGCTTCTTCAAGTTCACGGTACAGGGCGAGAAGCTCGCCCCGGATGACGGACGGCGTGACGATCGCCTGCCCCGGCCCGAAGCGCGTCCCGTCCGACGCCAGCTTGTGACGGGGGAACTTCTGGAGGATGCGGGCGCGGGTGGCGTAGCGGATGTAGCCGAGCGTCGCCGGGGTGTTGACGTCGAGATACGACGGATCGGGCATGTTCCAGACGTTGGTCTGGTACATGGTGACCTGTCTCTCGATGGCGACGACGTCCCCGGACTGCACCATGAACGTCGCGATCCCGTCATGGAGAAGGACGTTGCGCTCCTCCATCGTCCAACGGTCGGGAAGCGCCGGGGGAATGACGCCGGGAAGCGCCAGCGTCTGCAAGGGCCGCGCGGGATCGGTTTCCAGAGACGCGATCGCGGTCACGGCGTTGACGGCCGCCCAGATATACGGCGGCGTCGGGGATTTTCCCGTCCCCATGCAGGTCACAAGGTGGGAATTCCGGGCGTTTCCGTGCGTCGACGTTTCGCCGAGCGTCCCGCGAAAGGCCGTGAAGGCGATGGATTCCGCCTGCTTCATCGGCCCCCAGCGGAGATCGAGCTCGGACTCAAGCGCCGTCATGTTCGCGGCGTCCGTCCACGGCATGACGATGCCGTGCCACTGTTCATCGCCGAAAGCCGCGATGGCGTCCGTGACGTCCGGATTCGCCGTGCCGCCCGTAAACGCCGTGCATGTCGCGACAAGCCCGGCGGGCATGTCTTCGCCGTACACGCCCATGCGCAGATCAAGATCGTTTCCGGTAAGCCCGGCCCAGCGGCACGTCAGCGTCACCACCTTTTCGGCGGCCTGCGCCGTGACCGGAAGCGTCGCGTCGGCGTTGACGGCCGAAGCGAGGCGCGTCGCCACGGCTGAAAGTTCTTCGCCCGCAACAACCTTGCACGATACGGACACGCCGCCGATATAGAGCCAGAGCGTGCCGCTTTTCGTGGTGGTGCCGGAAAGCGTCACCGTTGCCGCCGCCTTCTGGCCCGATTCGTTGTCTTCGGCGGCGAGCGCCCACGCCTCGACATAGCCGTTCGCCTTTTTGACGGCCGCAAGCATGGCGTGCAGCATGGAGCCGACGCCGAAAAGCTTTGCTGCCTGATCGGCTGAGGTGACGAGGACGGGCGAAAGTTTCGGGTGCGTCCCGGCGCTTGTCTTCTGCCCGAGCACGAGGAGCCTGTACGGATTCGCCGCCGTGCCCGATACCGCGTTTTCGTTGTTGAACTCGACGTACGCGAGCGGCACGCGGATCGTCGTGGGAATGTTGTCTAAGCTAATCGCCATGTTTCACCGCCTTGCCCGTGTCGGGCGTCGCAAGGGTGACGTCGCCGTCCTTCAGGCGACGGAGCCAGTACGGCGAGCGGGGGACGGCAAGCCCTCCCGCCGGGAGGGGTTCCCCCGTCTCGGGGTGGCGCACGAGACGCCCGGAAACCGGTTTGACGTTGAGCCTATTCATGGTTTTCTCCTCTCACGGCGATGATGTCGTCGGAGTAGATATGCGGTGCGCCGGTTTCGTCCGGCACGGTTTTGAGCTTGAGCCCGAGCCGCAGGAACTCCGCGAGCGGATCGTTCCACGGCGCGGGAACCTTTCCGGCGTCGGGATCGGTCGGATACCGATCCGGAGCCGTAAAATCGATGAGCGGCGGCATGATGACGCGCTGCCGCCATGCGACGCCCCAGAGCGAGACGAGGCGGCCGCCGGAAAGCCCGGGGAGCGAACCGTCGAACAGGTTGTCGGCGCTGATGTTTTCGGGCCGGTTTTCCACGCATTGCAGGTTCCAGTTCTCGCCGTTGACCACGGCGAGCACGCGGGGAAGGATCGACAGCGCCACCTCGTCCGCGCCGACGCCGCCCTTTCCCGCCCCGGCCACGATATACACGCCGATCTGGAGCTCTGCGGCGTCGTTGCCGCGCGCCCGGTCGACGCCGAGCACCTTCAGGACGGAAACCCTGAGCGCGGGGGCCGCCATGCACAGCCGACCGAGCTCGGCGGTATCAATGACGCCGGGGTGCCCCGCGACATCGACTTCTTTCGGCATCGCCTCTTTCAGCCGGGTGACGATCGCCTCGCGCAGTTCGTTGAAAACCATTATTTAATCTCCCTGACGAAACCGGCGATCCAGTCTTCCGTCGTCTCCATGATGTGATCCTCGTCCTCGCCGTTTAGCCCGAGTGCGGGACGCGCGGGCATGGTGACGGCCTTTTTCATGACGAACGATTCCCCGATCCTGAACCGCAGCGCCCCGGCGTTCTTCGCCCGGATGACGCCGCCGAAGTGATGGATGGCCGCGTATTTTGCGTTGCTGCCTACCTCGACGGAGTCATGCCCGACCTCGCGTGTGTAGGAATCCCGGAGCCGCCCCGTCTTGATGAGCGTCTTGCGGTTTTCTTCCCGTGCCCCCAGCGATACCGGCCACTTTCCGCCGTTTGGGTCTTTTCCCGCCTCGAAACGGCGGTTCGTCGTGGCGACGATCTCGGAACCGATGGTTGCGAGGAGTTCTTGCGTGTCCGCCTTGCCGAGCGCGCGGCGAACCTTTTTTGTCATTTCCCGCAAGGGGGAGGCGTCCCCCGTAAGCGTAAGTGAAGGGCCGCCCATCACATCTTCTCCAGCTCGGTTTGAAAGTCGGACGGCGGCGCGTAATACGCCATACCGCCGGAAGCGCTTCCGGCAAGTTCGGGAATGCCGAGCGACACGTCGCCCTTGGCTATGGCCTTCAAAAGTTCCCGCGCGGCCTTCGCCCGCCGCTCGAAGAGGTCCGCCGTTTCCGGCGCGTTCCTCGGTATTGCGTCGACGGCGAGATCCACGGCGATGCGCCGCAGGACCGGCGGCACGGATTCCACGGGAAGCCGGTAACGCCCCCTGAGCGCGGCGTCGATCTCGCTGGAGGCTTCCTCAAGAGCCGTCATGAGCGGGGAGGTGTCGGGAAGCCCTTCCTCGGTCCGTCCGGCGAGAAAAAGCCCCGTATCCCCGTACCTGTCCAATATGTCCTGCGGCGTCGCGTACATGTTTTTCCCTTATGGCCGAACGGCCTTAAGCTATGCAGTTCTTGAGGAGCATTCCCGCCCCCTTGGAGACGACAAGCTCTTTCAAGGATTCGCCAGCCCGAACACGGACGCCCCCGCGAAGCCCGACGCCCTGTTCGTCGATCGTCCCGGCAACGGCCGTGCCGTAGGGAACGGTCATCCCCCATGTGACGCCCTTCGAGGTTTCCGCCGTGGGATCAAGGTACAAAAGCGTGCAGTGATTGCCCCAGACCCGGGTGAGCGAGGCGTCCTGTCCCTTTTTGGCGCTGTTGACGTAGCTCGCGCCGATATGGATGTTTTTCAGTTCGAGGAGATCCGCAAGCTGCTGTCTGGTGACGGCCCCTTCGGCGGAAATCGGATAAATCGCCTTCACGATCTGCGGGTGGATTCTCAGCTTCGACCAGACCGGGGCGGAAAGGATCATGGTGTTCGGGCGCATCATCGGCGTGTCGAGGTATCCGAGAAGCGCCGTGAGCGGCTTCGAGTCGGCGTGCGACCACTGGTTCGAGCCGGACAGTGTGGCGGTGTTCGTGAAGTTCGCCGCATTCTGCGCGGCGGCCGCCACGCGGCACTCGCGGTCGAGCTTGACGAGCCCCATGATGTACTCGACGCTTTCGGCCTGAATGTCCCGCCCGATGGCGCGGCCCTGCTCGATATCGCTCATCGGAATGAGATCATCGAGGCCAAAGTCTTCAATGGCCGCCGTCTGCGTGGTGGAGGACATGGTGACCTCGTTCGGGCGGCCCTTGCGGCCGACGAACGTATTCGGGCGGTTGAACGCCGAAAGATCGTACACGGTGTAGGAAAATTCCAGTTTTCCCACAGGACGTGTCCGGGGCATGACCAGATCGGCGATGTAGTCGGTAACGGGGTTGCGGTACGCGATGGCGATCGCGGTCAGCTCCGGGGAAACGTGAAACGGTGCGGTAGCCATGAGTGCTCCTTAGCCTGCGGCCGCTACGGCGAGCGTGCCGAGGCTGTACTGATAGGGGATGATGTCGCCGGAAGCACCGGATACGAGGGCGAACCCGAGAATGCGATTGCCTGCGGCCGTGGCCTTCACGGCCTTGCCGGAAGCGTCGCTCGTCAGAGGATCGCCTGCGGCCACGGTTCCGCCGAGCGCCACTTCGGGAATGCCGCCGGTGCAGACGTCGACGCGCCCGTTCGAGAGCTTGCCGAGCTCGTCCGTGGTGCCGACAAGCGCCACGGTCGCGCCGGTGGCGGCCTTCACGGCATAGTCGGCGGTGCCGTGGGTTACGATGACGTAGGGGCCGATCTCGCCTTCGGCCTCAAAATTTTTGTAGATGCCGGGAGTTGCCATATTACTGCGCTCCATTATCCTTGCCCGCCTTCACGGCGGAAAGGGCTTCGGTGGTGGTGATGACGACGCCGTCCCTCTTCATCCGTTCCTGATAGGCGACGGCGCGGTTCGCGGCGTCGAGCGGCGAAAGCCCGTCTATGGTTTCGTCGGCCCCGGCGGACTTTTCGGCAAACTCCACCTGCACGGGCAGGCGGGACAGAAAGGTTTTCATGAAGGCCACAGGGGAAAGCTCCTTTCCTCCTTCAGAAAAGGCGACGGCGTCGGACTCGGAAAGGTTCGCCATGAACGCGGCGAGCCCTTCGGACTGCGCCGGGGTAAGACGGCCCTCCCGGACGGCGGCGGTAACGACGGTTTCGGCTTCGGCCCTGCGCTGGCGTTCGGCAAAGGCGGCTTCGCGGGCTTCAAGCTCGGAGACGCGCCGGGCCAGCTCATCGGGGCTTGCGGCGGGCTGCACGGGGGAGACGGTTTTCTTGTCATCGGACATGACGTGTTCCTCGCTGTAGGCGGGTTCGGGGTCGGGAGGGAGGACCAAGGCCACGGTGGCTTGCTCCTTCATGCTTTCGAGAACGCCGTTCGGAATGACGGCGTCGGCCTTTTCCGTTCCGTCGCGCTCGACGATGTAGTCACGCACGCCGCGAAACAGGGACAGTACGCGGGAAAGCAGGCTCACGGATTCATGGTCGGCGAACTCCACGAGAAGCAGGTCGTCCTCGGGGCTTTCGGCGAACTCCACCGGGGCAAGCCCCTTGACGGCGGGCGGCTGCGCGCCGAGAAAGCCGACGTGCCGCAGGTAGTACGCGCCGGGTTTGGGGTTCGCGGGGGCTGCGGGACGGTAAAAGCAGGCCGAAACCTTTTTGTAGCGGCCCGATTCGACGAGCTCCGCAAAGGCGGCGTCCACCTGATCGGGCTCGGCGTAGAGCCTGTCCCCGCGTGCGGAAAGCGACTTGACCCAGCCGTAGGCCGGGGCGTCCGTGCGGGGGTGGCCGATGACGATCGGCGCTTCCGAAAGCGCGGGATCATAGGCCGCCGCGATATCGGCGATCTCGGATTCGCCGAACGCGAGCGTCGTCCCGCGCATGTCGGTATGTGTCCCGCCCCGGAAGATTTCGATGAGGTTGGGCATAAGAAAGACTCCTTTCATCCCGTTGTAGCGGACGGGCGGAAAGGAGTCTTTGAAAGGGCTTTAGGAAAACGTGTTCCCGGTGGGAAGCGAACGTCCCGCACAAACCGTTTTTAAGGGCGGTTTCGCCCCGACATGAGCCGTTGCCTGGTTTTAAAAAGAAAAGACCGCGTACCCCGTTTACAGGCGTTTATAAACACATGTCATTCTGGGTAACGGAATCTCAGCCCCTTAAAAAGCTTCTTCGGCGGAACTGGAATCTTTTTTCATGTCGGCCAAGGCGTCCAACGGAGCCAAAAATTTTAGCATGAGCATACCGTTATTCACAACCACATCAACACTTCGAGTTCCGATCTCTGCATGTTCCAGAAAATCCTTGAGAGTGTCAGGTTGGTATGCCGATACAGAGGACTTGATATGTTCCCCGTCAAAAAAACTGTAAAGGATCGTTTGGGCCTTGCCGGGATACGCCTTGGCTAAGGCCATTTTCAACGCTTCCTTTCCCTGTTTTTTGGCAACCGCTATAATGTCCACTTCATAGGAATCTGCCCGTGCATACAATGGAGTAAATCCATTCTTAACAAGCGTTGTTTTCATCACGTTGTTATAGGTAATCTCATCAAAGGGTTTAACGAGAACAACAGAGACAAGGCGATCCTTATCCAGCATAAAGGCCATTTCCCATTCTTTCCCCGCAAACGGCACAGGCTGGGCAATGCACAGATTGCCGTGCACCCTTAAATCTTGACAGGGGACAGCTTTTGACTTGTTGCGAACTTCCTCCTTTGACATCCCGTACTCATAATCTTTGAAGAGCTTCGTCCCCGCAAAGGAACATACGGGAAACAACAGCACCAGCAAAACAGCAATTACCAGTTTTCGCATAGTTTTCCTCCTAGTATTTCCCTAGCCCGGAAAAACTGGGGCGTCAACCTCTCTTGTTTTTGAACAAAATAGAATATAGGAAATGAGTAGCAGCCTCTTCAGGCGGATTTTTTTGTATCCCATCCAGTTACTTTTAATGAGGAGTATATCTCATGGATAGCTATGCGTATTTTTTAAGACCTACTTGGGTGGTGTCAGCAGATAACTTATTGGAATCAAACGAAGATATTTGTGATGTTCCGTTTGCAGGAAAGACTATTTCCATAGTACATGATCAAGAGGACCCATGCCAGTTGAATGTTTTTATTGATGGAGTAAGAATAAGGGGCGTAAGATCAGGTAAAGCGCTCATAGATACTCTTTTTCAACAAGTGGAAATACATCATCTTAATGAAAAACAATCCGCTGATGATATTGAAGATATGTTAAGCTCTTTCTCATGAAAACGGCATAAATTCTTCTTGAGTTTTGAAAATAAAAAATGGTATATTATCTCAGCGACGGCATGGGTCGGGATATGGCCCCGCTAACCCATACCCGGCGGGGAGGCTTGGCCATATCTTGGATTCCTCCCGCCCCATATTTCTGCGGTTCGGCATGACGCCGTGCCGCTTTTTTATTCTCGGCTCCAAATGAGCTTTCCCCGTCTTTGGTTGTTCAAGACGCTTTTTGATGATGCAGGAACGAACGTCCATCCCGTAAGCCGTCCATTGACAACTTGCACCACAATATAGAGCCCCTGCTCCCTTTTTCCCGTCCAGATCAGCTTTACATACCGCTTTTTCAGCTCCACCCGTCCCGTCGCCTCGTGCTCCTCGAAATCCATCCACACCTCGAACGGATCACTCAGAAGTTCGGGAATGAGCGGCACGAACGGGCTCCGGCCCGGCTGTATATGCATGAGCGTGTCGACGGAGAGCCACACGACGGCCCCGTCCGCCGTCTGGAAAAAGGCCGAGTCCGCGCCGATCGTCTTTTCAAGTATGGGCCTGAGCGCTTCCGGGGTGGAAACCTTTTCTGCGAGCTTCGCCGTGGGCTTGTCCAAGGGGAGCTTTTCCGGACGCCCCAGCGACTCCCAGTTTTCCCGCGACCTTTCGCCCCACGGAATGGGCCGCCAGCCCTTCCACGTGCCGTCGGACTGCGCCTCCTGAATCTTTACCGGGGAAAGGCACATCCCGGATGCCGCCTTGCCGGGGTTATAGGCAAAGGACGGATCGACGCCGTCCACGGTTTCGACCTCGATGATGCCGTCCGGCGTCTTCACCGGAACCATCTTTGTTGTATCCGGCGGCGGGTTCCAGACCTCCCAGCCTTCGCGCTGCAACTCCCGCTCCGAGACGGTTTCCACGCCGCATTTGCATCCCCAGCCGTTCGGCGGCCAGCGGTACGTCCACCACGGATCGTCGAGAGGCACTATTTTGTTGTGCCATGACTCGTGATCAAGGCGCGGATGCCGGACGGTCGTATGGATGTAGCGCCCGTAGGGGCGCATCCGTTTGGTTTCCTGCGCCTGCTGCCATTTGCCGGCCATGTACGAGGTGCGGATGTTCGTCTCAAAGATGGTACGGGTCCGCCAGCCCCGGGAACCTTTGTAGCTCCACCCGTGGGCGGCAACGATTCTGTCAAAATCCTTGCGGAAATCCTCAAGCGTCAGGCCGTCCCGGATGCAGCGTCCAATGGTTTCCTGAAAATCCGCGAGAAGCTCGTCTTTCGTCGCCCCGGCGACCATAAAGCCCTTGCTGTGCGCGGCCCCCATGAGATCGGTATAGGCGCGGGTGGGGACGCGGACTTTGCCCTGAAAGAAATCAATCGCCTCCTTGAAGGGCGTCCCCTTGAATTCGACCTCGGGGCGTTTTTTCGGATCAGCCATTGGAAGCCCTGCCGGAAAGATTGGCCGCCAATACGGCCCCCTCGAGGGCTTCGGCCAGTTCCGCCGTATCCATGACGGGGTACAGTCCGGCAATCCGATCCGAGAACGCCGCGAAGTCCTCCCCGGCCCTGATCGCCGCGTCCAGTTCGGCGCGTATCATGTCGATCATACCCGTGTCAGCTGCGTTCGTCACGGACTCAAGCTGTTCGGCGATTTCGCCGGGCTCGTCCCGTCCCGGTTCGGCGAAGGCGGGAGAATCCGATGGGACGGAGACAGGCGCAGCCGCACGGCGTTTCCAATCCTCGCCGTAACGGCGGTTGATCGCGTCGTCCGTAAGTTCGAGGCCGATCTCGTACGCCCCCTTGTCGGCGGCACGCTGCGCTTCTTCCCGCCGGGTGTTCGGCACCTTCCGCCAGACCTGCGGCGTCTTCGCGCCCGGGAAGTTCCATTCGGTAAGCCATGTGGCGACGGTGTCGTTGAAGCTCTCGCACAAAAGGTCGGCATCGGCCTTCACGAGTTCGGACTTGACGTCGTTCAACACTTCCGCAGTGCCGGAGTATTGCCCCTGTTGCGTCGTCCCGGTCTGGGAAAGGATGATCTTCGCAATGGCTCCATCCCAGTATTTTAAAAACTCTTCATAACTCCCGCCGGAATTCTTCGCGGCCTCGATAAGCTCGACGTCGAACCCTTCCGGCACGGCAACGGCGGATTCATTCCGAAAGGCTTTGGCCGCCTCAAGCGCCGTCGCCTTTTCCTTCTCGGTGGCTCCCGCCGGGTATTTCGACTTGACGGACGGCGAGCCGAACTTGTCGAGGTACGCCGCCCAGAACTTCGCGCCGTTGCGTTTCAGGTACACCGGCCACCAGAGCGCATGGCCGAGCCCCTGCCCATAAGGGGAATCGTCGTCATCCGCCCCCCACACCGCGATCCAGAACTTCCTCTCGGGCATGAGCAAAGTCTGCGCGTTGACGCGAAGTTTCAGCTCGCCGTCCTTGCCGAACCCGAACCGCCACGGTTTTCTCACCTTCACGGCGTCGAGGGTGATCCTGTTCCCGTCCATGCCGAAGATGCATTCGGCGACGGAGTAGCCGTAAAGAACACCCTTGTGCATCCGGCGTGTGATCGCATCCCAATTCAGCGCCATGAGCTGCCCACGCAAAAAGTCGGCGGCTTCCCGGTCTCGGCTGTCCTCACCGCCCGGCACAACCTCCCACTCGGCGGCGATGAGCGCGTCCTGACGCTGTTCAAGCAAGCTGTGGACCTGATCGTCGCGCAGGAGTTTCGCGTAATTCTTGAGCTCCCCGCCGAGAGACACGAGCACCGTGTCCGGGTTTGAAACGATTTCCCCGGCAAAATTCGCCAGATCAAGCGCTCCGGAACTGACGACGCGGTACTCGGGCTGGATTTTCGGCGTTTTCTTCTCTTTCACCATTCCTCAGCTCCTCCGGGGCGGGCGGCGAAAAGGCCGCCGGACGTACTCCGCCAGCCTGACTCCCCGCTTTCCGTCAAAAATTCGATTTCGGCCTTTTTCTCCTGCGACGCCGCATAACAAAGAAGATGCGCGATCGCCGAGTCGCCGTGACGCCGTTTCTTCCGCCCTTTGCTGTCTTCACCTTTGCCCGCCCGCTGTTCTTCCCGGACGATCTGGGGAACACCCTTCACCAGACGGATGGAACGGTGATCATTATATACATCGACGTCTCGGGGCATGACGACTTCGTCCCGCTCGAACGCCGCCTTGAATTTCGGGGTAATCCCGGCGTAAAAGGTGGGATTGAGCATTTGCGCAACGATTCCCCGGAAGCGCTTCGCGGCGGCCTCGGCGAGGTAGCCGCCGTTCCCGGTGGCGTCGAACATGCCGCCCCTGAGCCTCGCCAGCCGGGAGAGGACGTAAAACACGATGAGCTTTTGAATTTCATAAGGAACATTGCGAAGCTCAAGGAGCAGCACGCACGGGAAGCTCATGTCCTGCCGCCGTTGCGCTATCCAAAGGGATGTGAGGTCGCCCTTGCGCGCGAAGTCCTCCCCGGCGTAGGTGTCGAACCCCGCCGGAATCCCGGTGAGCACGGGGGAAAGTTCCGCCTCGCACCAGTCGCGGGCCTCGGCTTCCTGAAGGTGATCCGCAAGCTCCGCCCATGCATCCGGCCGCTCGAAGCGCAAGACCGGCACGTCGACGCGCTGGGCGCGTTCGATGAGCGCCGCCGGGATGTACGCCCCGGAGCCGTGCCGGGGAATGACGAAAAGCTCTTCGTCCGCATCTTCCCCATAGAAAGCTATAATGCCTTCGCGCCATTCGTTCTCCGCTTCCGGGCTCCATCCCTTCCCCTGCACAAGGCAGATTCGGCGGTACAGCCCGTCCGCAAGCGCATCGTCGAAGGTGATTTTGACAAGCTCGTAGGGCTTGTTTCCCTTGCGGACTTCTTCGCAGAGCAGGTTGAACGGGTTGGTATCCCCGTCATGCGTCGAGACGACCACGACTTTGCCGCCCCACATGAGCAGGGCGAGCGCCGCCTTCATGACCTCGCCAAGCTGATCATGGAAAGCCGCTTCGTCGAGGATGACCATGCCCTGACGCCCGCGAAGAGAACGGGGGCGGGACGTGAGCGCCATGATTTCATACCCGGAAGCGAAAACGATGCGGTAGGCGAGGATGTCGTCCGAGGAACCGTCGGGCTTCGTATCTTTGAAAAGGCATTCCTCAACCTCGCAGGCGGCCGGGGCGAACGCCTTCGCCCACATCGCCGCAGTATCGATGAACTCGCGGGCCATGTCGAGGCTGTACCCGAGATAGAGCGTATCCATCCCTCCGGCGGAACGCGACGAGGCGGAAAGGAGCACGGCCGCAGCCGCGATGCCCCACGTCAGGCCGATACGGCGGCTCTTTTCGATGACCACCACCGGAAGCTCCATGATCGAGGCCACGGCCCGCTGCTGGTACGGCAAGAGGACGTCCGGAAGCGTTTTTCCCTTGAGCGTGTCGGGAAGAGCCTGTCGGGACGCTTCCCGGTGGCGTTCCCATTCTTCGGCGGTCACAGGCGGCTTAGGCATCTTTTATCCCCAGAATGCGGCCCTTGATCGCTTCCACCGTCTCGGCGGAAAGCCCGGCCTCGCGGGCGCTGTCTTCCACGGCCTTCACCGTCTCTTTCTGGACGCGCTCCCGGACCTTCGCCTCAAAGTCCTGTTCGAGCCGGGCGGCCTGCGACATTTCCTTCAAGGACTTTGCGAGGAAAAAGACACCCTGATTATCGAGCCCTTCCCCGTCTTCCTCTTCCAAAAGATGCGCTTCAAGGTGATCATAAACGAGCTTGCGGAGCATTTGGACGAGAAGCCGCCCCTGTTTCCCCTCGGCGGCGCTCGGCCCAGCCTTTTCGACAAGAGCGTCCACTATCTCCCGGCTCTGCCTGAGTTTCGCAGCCACCTTGTCGATCTTCTGCTTCTGGCGTCCGAGCGCGGAGAGTGAAACCGTTTCAACGCCCATGCCCCGCAAATGCTCAAGAATCTCGGCAAGCGTAGCCCGGCCTTCCGAAAG